GAAACCGGACAACGTAGTAGAACTTGTACGTCCCGGTGATCACGGCCCCCGAGGCCGGGGGCGCGGCGAAAGTCACGGTGCCCCTGAAGTTCACGTTGTCGTTGGAAAGCGCCGCTGAGACGGGCACGCTATTGACCTTGAAGGAGAAGGAAGCTCCCGTCTGCACCGGGTACTTGGCCAGGTTGAAAACCGTCGCAGCGCCGTTGCCGATGCCAACCGCTTCTTCCGTCACCTGGTTGTCATCGGGGTTGTCAAACCAGAACAAGTCGTAAGCCCCCTGCCGGGCCTTGAAGAAACTGCGCAGGGACTGAATGTCGGCGGTGCTGACGAACCGCTTGCGGACGGTGAATTGAGCGAGCCCCGACGACCACATCGTCCGCCGCTGTTCTTTGCCGCTTTCCATCTCGGAGATCAGCGTTCGGAATTTGTCAGCTGGCTCGAATACGAAGTCGGGCACGAGCGGGAAAAGGTCGCCGGCGCCCATGTCAAGCGAACCTCCGGCTGACCCGGCGGAACGGCTGGTTGTTGCGCAGGATCTCCTGCCCCACCGCATCGGCGATCGTCTTGGAGTTGCGCATCAGAAAATCCGCGCCGCTTTTCGGGTCGATCGCATTGACGTTGAAAACGACCGCCACGTTCTGAGAGCCGGAGTCCCGAACCCCGCGCCCGCTGTTGACGTGCTCCAAGAGTTCCCGATTCTGTTGGGTGGCTTGGCGGTTCACCACGAACTCGCCGGGTTCGAGCATCGCCAGCACTTCGCCCCCGGTCTGGAACCGCTGGATGATGCCGCCCTGGTGCTTCTTGGCGATGCTTCCGGCCATCGACGCGGGCGCGGAAAACGACGCGGAGAAATCCAGGGCTTTAAGGATGAACGACCCGCCTGGAATGGCGTTTAAGAGCAGCAGAAACGGCAACCAGACCAGCACCGCGGCGATCAGCTGTGCGATCATCGAGGCGAAGGCTTGGACGATGGACTTGCCCAAGTTTTTCATGAAATCCTTCAGCTTGCCGCCATGCAGGATGACGTTCTCGACCGATTGGGCGACGCTGGACTGGAGGTTCTTGAAGAAGCCGATCGTGGCATCGGCGAACGTCTTGCCAAAATCCAGGGATTCCTTGAGCGCTTGCGTCCACTGCGCCTTGAACGACTGGACGAAGGTGATCATTCCGGAACTGGCCGGCTTGATCTTTTGCAGGTTGTTGACCAGGTCCTGCAAGCGCCGGACGAAATTTTCCGTGGCGCCCCCGCCTTCCTTAAACGTCTTGACCAATGCCTCCACGTCCCGGACGGCACTGCCGGCAAATTTCATGCTGGTCTTGTCCATCTCTTCCCGGAGATGGCGCGTTTCTTCAGCGGCTTGGCGCAGCTGGGCGGTGTTCTTTCCCATGGGACCGTCGAGCATCGCCAGAACTCTGAGCCATTTTTCCCAGACGCCCAGCCCAAAAGCCATCACCCGAAACAACCCTGTTTCCAGGAGGTCCACCAGGAACTTGACGGCTTGAACGACGATGTCGACCGCCCGGGCAAGTCCCAGCAAGGCGTTTTGCCAGCCGATGGTAGCGGTGATGATCGTCCCGATGACGGCAAGCAGCAGGATGAGCCAGCCGTGGGCCACCGTCATCGAGCCGACCCAGATCAGGATCTGACCGGCAAGCTTGATGAGACTGCCGAAAATATGAGCAATGAGGCCGGAAGCGATCAACAGGACGCCGCCGAAAGCCGTCCATTGAATGATGGCGTCCCGCGTCGCCGGGCTCATCTTCTGGAAAGCGTCTACGATCCGGGCAAGCACAGCGGTCAGCGTCTCAAGAACCGGAATAAGCGCCTGGGCGATGATGAGCTGGAGCCGGACGTGCTGGGCGTTCAGATCCCGCAGGGCGTTGCTGACTCCCAAGCTGTATTTTTGGGCGACAGCGAGCGAGACGGCGAAGATCGCTGTGATTTGAGCTCCGAGAAAGGTCAGGTTCCGGCCAACTTGGGTCAGTTCCCGGCCGAACTGCTTCATGCTGTGGCCCAGATCCTCCAGTTGCTGTCCGGCGGTCTGAACGACCTGGCCGAGCCTAGCGGTCAGCTCATCTTTAAGGGTGAGGATGACGCTGAGTTCTTGATTCGTCGGCACGTTCCTTCTCCTGTCGGGTCACCTCGGCGGCGAGGTATTCCATCGCTCCCACGAAGGTGACCGGTTGATCGAGAATCCCACCGCCGTTTGGCAGCCAACCCATCTGGAAAAACCGGAAGAACCGCATCGCCCGGATCGACTGCGCAGCGACGAAAAGCAGCGGGCAGCGGTCCATGCTCTGGCCCTCGAACTCGAAAATGGGAAAGGGTGCCGGCTCGTCGCACCCACGCTCCTTGCGCTTTAGTGGAGGACAATCCGGACACGGCAGCCCAAGTCCCCCGACGGCTACCGCGAGTCGGAGTTTTTTCGGTCGGGCTCCGCGAGCGTGTTGAGTTTCAGAATCGCTTCGGACAATTGCTCGACCAGTTCGTAGGAAAATCGCTCAATCAGCGCCTTGGCGACCACCTCGTAGGATTTCCCATCGAGAGTCAGGGTGTCGTGCTCGTATGGGATCTCCTGCCCGAAAGCGTCTTTGAGGTTCTTCCACCCCTTGAGGCCGAACTGGACGGTCAGAATCTTGCTCTGGCTCAAGCGGAGTTTTACATCCGCCTTCTCCTTGGGCCTGTCCGAGTCGGACACCTGGAAAGCGGTCGTCTCGTCCTGGATGAACGCCCGGGATCGAAGATCAAGCGTGCCGATGGTCCAGACGGTGGGATTGCTCTTGTCGGGGTCTTTGTCTAAAACGACTTCTTTGGTTTCGCCGGTGCGGATTTGAAACGCCATCGCTTACACCTCCTGTTTGGGTCCGGTCATGTCCGAAAATACGTAATCCTTGAGCGCCCGGTATTTGTCGGCGAGCATCCGCGCCTCAATGGCGGCGCCCGCGTAATAATCAAGCGCCGCCTGCTGGAGGCCGTTGCGTGCCGCAAAGAGGACGACCGTTCTCTTGCCGGCTTTCTCCTTCCCCGAAATGCCGTAACCTCGGGCCAGAAGATAGGCCGCCTCGTAAAGGTTGCTCGTCCGGTACGGTTCGTCGGGTTTCGTCAACTGAACTTGAGACTTACCTCATCGTCGCCAGCGTTGAAAGCCAGGGAAAACGGGATCTCGAACACCAGCACTCCTTGCCGGTCGGCCTCCTTGATCTGCTCGATGGCGACTTTCGGGCAGGTGACCAGCAATTTGTTTCCTGTGGTCGACCCGACCTGCGCTGAGATCTGCCGCAGGGTTGAGTTGATCCAGTCGGCCCAGAAGTTGTACGTCCCAACCAGCACCGCCTCCGGGTTGAAGCTGCCGGTGCCAGCCCGGCCGGTGATGACGATCCCAGCCACTCCGGTGGAGTCGTTGATGTCCGGCCGGACTGCCAGGGCGTTGCCGAGCACGATCTGCAGTTGCTCGACGGTGAAGGTGGTGATCGCGTTAAACGTCAAATTCGCGGCCAAGGCCTTGGGGGGTGTCAACGTATTGGCCTCCAGCGTCGGGGTGGGAACGGCCGCATCGACCGGGTCCTGGTACTTGCCCAGGAAACGCCAGTTGATCCGGGCCGGGTGCCCGGCTTGCAGAATCAGCTCCAATGTCCCTCGGGCTCCCACGATCTTGTGGAGGAAGCCATCCCGGTAGACGTAGATCGTGACGGTCTTGAACCCGGTGGAGAGCGGTTTGTACGTGACGTCCGACAAGGCCGTGATGGTCTCGCTCATCCCGCAGGCCTTGAACAAAGCACCCAGGCGGCTGGCGACGTCCGCGGTCCCGGAGTGGTACACTTCCGTCTGGAACGTCACCTCTTCATGGTGCTGGCCGATCAGGATCGAGGCGGGCGAGAGCGTCTCCCGGACCGGATCGCGGGCGATCTTTTCTCCGATCGGGGTGACCACCACTTGGTACGCCAAGAGCGAGTTGGCGGCCGCGGTCGGCAGGGCGTCCGTCCCTTCGGTCGTTTCTTCCTTCACTAAGATGATGGTTCGCTGCTTCAACAGTGGCATGGGATTCCCTTTCCGCTATTCAGAACGTCGCGCGCTCTTTCACTCGCAGTTGAATCTCCGCATAATGGGCAAGCACATCCGACAGCTGCCGGACTTCCTTGACCGTCACCTGCGGCGGCTCGGCGTTCATCGCGGAGCCGTTCAAGGTGTAGTTGCCCATGAAGGCCTTTACGACCGCCTCCACCAAGTCGTCGAACGCTTTCTCCGTAGCGTTTGAATCGTTGAGTCCGAGGTACCCTCGCAGGAGAAACAGGTGCTCGAACTGGCCCACGTTGTTGGTACCCGGATAACTCGAGCCGTCGGAATGCACGTGGATCGTCCAACCCCGGATCTGGGCCACACCACCGACGGTCGACTTGAAGAGTGCCAGAAAATCATCCCAGTTGATCTCCCATCGGTCGTAGTCATGCACCTGGCCGATATTGGTGACCCCCTGCAGGATCGTTTTGATCTGCGCTCGGATCGCGGCAACACTCATTCGTTTGTCCCCATCTTTTGCAGGATGAGTTTCGGCAGTTTCGAGAAAATCTCGATCATCTGCGGCTTGGCGTCCTCCAATCCCAAGGCGAAAATCTGCCGGGCCTGCGTGCCGCGCCGGGCAATCTTCCGGGCGACCAGAAATGCCACCGACTTGACCTGCGCCGGAGCCACGCGTAACCGACGCTCAACCCAAAACCGGATCGGCTCCAAGGGCGGCCAGTGCGGTCGCGCGCCGAACTCGA